TATAGCGAAACAAGAAAAGGAGAATGATCATGAATAAAGTCGTATTAATTGGACGCTTGGTGCGCGATCCAGAACTGAGACATATCGCATCCACTGGAAGAGCCGTCTGTAATTTCACGCTAGCCGTGGATCGGCAGCTCAGCAAAGATAAAAAAGTAGAATATCAACAAAAAGGAATTTCAACAGCTGACTTCATCAAAGTCAATGTCTGGGGCAAGACTGCTGAAATGGCAGCGCAGTATTTGAGCAAAGGTCGCAAAGTTGCGGTTGATGGCCAAATAACGACGGGATCTTTCAAAACGAACGACGGAGAGACCAGGTACACAACCGAAGTAACAGCAAATCACGTTGAATTTATCGAAAAAAGTAACCAGACAGCTGCTGATCAGGACCAGAGCATTTATGATCCAGGTGATTTTAGTGGAAGTTATGAAGACGATAGCGAAGTACCTTTTTAGAGAGGTGAGAGCGTGATTTACAACAATTTTAAATTTGAGAGGCGAGATTTAGAGAGAGAGGCAGAGTACGAAACAAAGCACCTGGCCGATTGTAATGAGGTTAAAACCTACAAGCTGACGCCGGAAGAAATCGAAAAGCGCTACGGTGCTTGTAAAGGATCCGGAAAGAAAATTGGATCGCTGATCAATGTACGAAATCTAAAGAAAAAGGATGATGACGAAATGGCGAAAATTTATGATGCAAATGAAGTTATAGAGGCGGTTAAAAATTTTATGGAGGAAGTTGGCATCACCGAGCACGTTCCGGCTTGGTCAGCGATGTCTAAGAAGCTCAAGAAATATGAAAAGACAATTTATGGTCCGATTGGCGGCATGACTGGCCTTGCTGACAAGCTTGGAGTACCTACTTTACATGAATATAAAAATATTCAGAAGGCAACCGAAAATATTGAGAAATTGCGTGCGAAATTGATTAAACCAATCGAGGATGTGTCTGAGAAACGGTTTGAGGAGGCACTTGCCGCAGTCCATCCGGATCCGGAGGTTATGACAGTCACAGCTGACGCACCTATTGAGTCGGTCGAGCCTGTCGATACAGCTGATAATATTGTGACCGAGGTCAACGAACCTGAAGTTATGACTGAGTTGAAATCTAATGATGCGATATTCGACACTTATTCGCACAAAGTCGCAGACTATGAAAAGCTTTCTCTAAACATTATTGATTGCATGAAGATCGAGCAGGAGCTGCGCCAGCGACAGGAAGAACTGAATATATGGCTTGAAGGATTTGAGAAGGCCGCCGAATTGATGGGAGTTGATCTTGGATGATGGAGCATAAGTATTTGAAGTATCCACCAACATGTGGTATCTGCAAGAAACAGCCTATGTCTAAGGCTGGTGTGTGGCATGATAACTATCGGCAGATTTATCTTTGCAACGAATGCCATGACAAGGAGGTTGCAAATGAAAGCCTCAATGCCGATCTTGTGGAAGCGTGAAACATGGGGGAAACATCTTAAGAAACTGTCTGAGGAATATACAGAGGTTTGCGAGGAGCTTCACGACATGAGTGTCGGGAAGGGTGATGCAAAGCGACTGAACAGTGAGCTGCTGGATCTGATCCAGGTGTGCATTGGTACGATCGAGGAAACTGGCGAGGATGTTCCGGAGGCGATCCAGACGCACGTTGACAAGTTAATGGGTCGTGGGTGGAGCGTTAAAGGCTGGATTAACATAGAGATCAATAAATGTCGGGGGTGACTTGGTGAGTAAGTATCAAAGCATCAGACGTGCCAATTTTAAAATGATTGAGCTTGAACTGTACAATTATCACGAGTCGAAGCAGGAGCTGGAAGCAATGAAGAATGACATCATTGAATCAACGGCATCTGGTGAAGGGTTACGGGTCCAGAATGGCGTTACAGATGTCACTTGCAGAAAGGCAGATGCGTTGATGTCAAGCGTGGCCATAAGAGAGACTGAAAGGCGAGTCAAAGCAATCGAGCACGCTGTAAAGCTGCTTGAATGTCATCCAGATAAGGATAGAATCAAGCTTCTCAAGCTGAAGTACTTTGACAAACATCTCACTGACTTTAGGATCCAGCAGGAGATAGGGATCTCAGAGCGCACTTATAGGAACTGGCGGCGTGAGATCATTCAGCTGGTGGCAGACCGGTTGGGATACCGTATATAGTAGTTTTCCGAAAGTTTGCCGTTTTCACACTACAATATGTGGTAATGTTGTATCAGTAAGAATAGAACTTCAGGGCCGCCGGCGTTAAACCCTCCTTTCGCTTGGCGGCCATTATTATGCCGTCAAAGTCTAAGACGCGGCTGATACTTAGATGGACTCCTGCTCCTTAGACTTGATGATATTAAGGCCGGTGCAACTTGACGCATGCGCCAATCACCGGCCTCGCCATTTGGCGATGAGGAGATGATTGGTTGGATAAGCTGCCATACATCATCAAGAAGGTGCACGACGGATGGCTTGTGTCTGTTGATGGACGAAAAGGCCATGGCCACTTCAAGAAGCGCAACGGGTGCAATAAGCTTGTAAGCATCTTGAAGAGAGGCAAAATGCCAAAGAAGTCATACTTCAGAGAGGCGGCAAGACGAATCCTTACTGAGGATGAATTTGAGTCTTTGATAGATCACCGCAAACCTCCATACATCAATATCAATAAGGGCGTGGTACATAGGTGAGCTTCAGCCATAAATCAACGCGCTGGGAAAGAAAGCGCGCTGCCATTCTTAGGCGCGATGAATACCTTTGCCAGGAGTGCAAGCGATATGGTAAGTCTGTAGCTGCTTCACCGGTGCATCATATCTGTCCGGTTGAGTCTCATCCCGAGCTGGCCTATGCAGATTCAAACCTGATCAGCCTTTGCAATAAGTGTCACAATGAAATGCATGACAGAACAACAGACCAGCTCACGAGTAAAGGTCTCGCGCTTATTGAAAGAATAAATAAATACAAAGAAAATAAATAAATATACACAAAATAACTGACGTATTTTAAACCTATCCCCCCTACCTAAGTAATATCAACACACTTAGACGGGGAACGGGGTGGGGAATTGTTTGTGAGTGCATAAGGTTTTCAAAAAGGGGGTGCTGGGGGTGGCTGTGAAGACAAAAAAGGCGATGGAACGAGACATAATTAAGAAGATGAAAAGCCTTGGAGTCTACAAACCGGAATACTCCAGCATGATTTTGATTTTCGCCGGGATGCTCCATCAGTATTCAGAGTTTGAAGAACAATTCGAGGAATCCGGCTATAAAATTACAGAAGAATATACCAATAAAGCGGGGGCAACTAACGAAAGAAAGGTGCCTCTTTACATGGCAATGGAGAGTCTAAGAAGAGATATTGCGACCTATGCCGACCGGCTTTGTCTTAATCCAAAAGCGCTCGAATCCGTCACTACAGAGAACACGAAAACCTCAAAATTATCGAAGTTGCTGAGTGAGCTTTCATGAAACATTATGCAAATTTTAAGCTCGTCATGGACTACGCGAACGGAGTTGCCTCCGGAGTGATCCCGGCGAACAAAGAACAGATCCAGGGATGCGAGCGCTTCCTTCGCGATCTGAAAAATCCAGCATATGAATTAAGACCCAGGGAAGCCGAGGTCATTATCAGTATCATTGAACGCACCTTTGTCCACCAGCAAGGCGAAAAGCTGGACGGAACACCTCTGAGAGGAGAACCGTTTCTTCTTGAGCCTTTTCATAAATACCAGGTTTATAACTTAATGGGCTTTTTCCTGAAAGGAACCAATGAGCGCCGCTTCAAAGAGGCGTTCATTTTTATTCCAAGGAAAAACATTAAGACATCATTTGCCGCAGCACTCTCCTGGGCGCTTGGCATCTATTACCGTCGTTCAGGGTCGAAATGCTACATTGTGGCAGCTTCTCTTAAGCAGACGCTTGAGAGCTTCAACTTCATCAAATTCAACATTGAACAGATGGGTGAGTCTGATTCGTTTAGGATCCTGGACAACAACCATGAGCACAGTGTATCTGCAAGCTTCTCCGATGGGTCAATTTACATTAACGCCCTGGCATCCAACCCGGATAAGCAAGACTCATTCAACTGCAACATCGTCATTGCTGATGAGATGCATGCCTATAAGACGCCAAAGCAGTACAACGTCCTGAAGGAAGCGACAAAGGCATATACTAACAAACTGGTGATTGGCATTACAACAGCCGGCGATGACATGAACACATTCTGTTATCGGCGGCTTCAATATTGCAAAAAGATCTTGGACGGCACTGTCACGGATGAAAAGTATTTTGTCTTCATTGCCAAAGCTGACGAAGATGAAAACGGAAATGTGGACTATACAAACCCACTCACACAACAAAAAGCAAATCCGGCTTACGGCGTGTCTATCAGGCCTGATGACATCATGAGCGATGCACTCCAGGCGCAGAATGATCCGCAGCAGCGCAAAGACTTCCTGGCGAAATCACTCAACATCTACACATCGGCCATGAGAGCATACTTCAATCTTGATGAATTCAGGAGGTCTGACAGCAAGTATAACTGGACCATCGATGAATTGATCAAGCTGCCAATTGAATGGTACGGCGGCGCTGACCTATCCAGGATGCACGACTTAACAGCTGCTGCTCTCTATGGGACGTATAAAGACGTCGACATTGCCATTACCCATGCCTTTTTCCCGATAGTGAATGCGCACCTAAAGGCAGAAGAAGACAGCATTCCACTCTTTGGTTGGCAGGACGATGGCTGGCTGACAATGTGCAATACACCTACAGTTAATTACTCTGACATCATCAATTGGTTCATCAAAATGAAGAAGAGAGGCTTCAAAGTCAAGCAGGTCGGCTTTGACAGAAAGTTTGGCGCTGAATTCTTTCTCGGAATGAAAAAGGCGGGCTTCAATATTGTCGATGAGCCTCAGTATTTCTACAAGAAAAGCCAGGGCTTCAGACGAATTGAGCAAAAGGCCAAGGACGGTAATTTTTATTATTTGCACTCACAGGCCTATGAATACTGCCTACAAAATGTGAGGGCAATCGAGAAGACAGACGACATGATCCAGTACGAGAAGGTCATGCCAGAACATAGAATCGACCTGTTTGATGCATCGGTTTTCTCGTCTGTCCGGATGCTTGAGAACATGGAAAAGAGTAATGCGGCCTTAAGCTGGCTGAAAGGGGGATCATAACTTGGGACGGAGGCATACATTGAAACGAAGATTTAAAACCAGGGAAGATCCGGTCGTCGGATGGTTCATGAGTGATGCGGCAAATGAAACGCTTTGCGTGACTGGCTATACCAGACTTTCGGATAATCCAGAGGTAAAAATTGCAGCCGGAAAGATAGCAGACTTGATCAGCTCGATGACGATCCACCTCATGAAAAACACCGATGACGGGGACGTCAGAGAGAAAAACGAGCTCTCTAGGAAGATAGACATCAATCCATATTCACTCATGACCAGGAAGGCTTGGATCTATAACATTGTCTATACCATGCTGCTCAATGGAGATGGGAATGCTTTGGTTTATCCAAAATTTGAAGGCGATTTCATCAGTGAGCTCGTACCTCTTAAACCTTCAGGAGTTAAGTTAAAACAGTTTGGTGATACGTACAGGATCATTTACAACAACAAGACGACCTATGATTATGATGAAGTGCTGCACTTCATGATCAATCCAGATCCAGAGAAGCCATATCAAGGCACAGGATTTAAGGTGGTACTGAAGGACATCGCAGAAAACCTTAAGCAAGCCACGGCGACGAAGAAGTCATTCATGAGCGATAAATATAAGCCGTCCATAATCATTGCGGTTGATGCTCTCACAGAAGAGTTGTCTAGCGAAGAAGGCCGCGATGCCATCATGAAAAAGTACATCAGCGAAACTGGCGGTGGAAAGCCTTGGATCATACCAGGCGAACTCATGAAGGTGGAACAGGTCAAGCCGCTAAGTCTAAACGACCTGGCAATCAACGACGCAGTACAGATTGATAAGCGCACCATTGCTGGTATCTTCGGCGTGCCTGCTTTTTTCCTTGGCGTCGGGAATTACAACAAAGACGAGTACAATGCCTTTGTCAATTCTACATTGATGCCGATCGCAAAAGGCATCGAGCAGGAACTCACCCGAAAACTCCTATACAGTCCTGATCTCTATTTCAAGTTTAATCCACGCAGCTTATATGCTTATGATCTGAAGGAGCTGGCTGACGTTGGAGGCAATATGTATGTCCGAGGAATAATGACCGGAAATGAAGTTAGGGACTGGATGGGACTTTCGCCGCTGGGAGGACTTTCAGAACGGGTTATTCTGGAAAATTATATCCCTGCTGGTATGATTGGAGATCAGAAAAAACTTGTGCAAGGTGGTGAAGATAAATGATTAGGCAAGCAAAAAGTATCATGAGCGAACTCAGAGCCGACGGTGAACAGCAAGATATGTTTATCGAAGGTTATTTTTCGGTGTTCAATAAACGCACTCAGCTCTGGCCAGGTGCATTTGAGAAAGTGGATCCAGCAGCATTCAACGAAACCTTAAGCAATGACATCAGGGCGCTGACAAATCATGACACAATGTTAGTACTTGGCCGGAACAAATCAGGGACCCTGGAACTCAAGACAGACTCAAGAGGTCTTTGGGGTCGGATAATCATCAATCCGAATGACAGAGATGCGGTCAATCTATACGAACGTGTCAAACGCGGTGACGTGGACCAATGTTCCTTCGGTTTTAACATCATTGAAGAGTCCACGGAATTTCTCGAGGACGGCTCCATTGAATGGACACTGAAGAAAGTTGATCTTCACGAAGTCAGCGTCTGCACGTTTCCGGCCTATCAGGACACCGCGGTAACAGCCAGACAGGCTGATTATGAAGTTGAAAAAGAGCGCCTTCTCGCGGCTCGAAAAAACGAACTAAGGGGGAAACTTTCCAATGTTAAAGCAACTAATGCTTAGAAGACGTCTTGAACACAAGCGAGCTGAACTTTCTGCGCTTGAATCCAAACGAAGTGACATCAAAAAGCGAGAAGCAGAGATTGAAACTTCAATTACTGAAGCTAAAAACGATGAAGAATTAGCAGCCATCGATGATGAAATCAAAGTGATACTTACTGAAAGTGAAACTCTCGAAGCTGAAAAGAGCAAGCTTGAAGGAGAGATTGCTGAGATTGAGCGCGAACTCGAAGACATTAGAAACAACGAACCAAAACCGAATACAGATCCAAAACCAGAAGATCAAAACAGATCAAAACCAATTGAGGGGGAAACTAGAATGAGCAAATTTAAGTTTTTCAGAAACATGCCACTTGAAACCCGCGAATCCATTATGGCTCGCGACGAAGTAAAAGATTTTGCGGTTCGCGTAAGAAGCTTCATCACAGAAAAGCGTTCAGTAACAGGTGCCGAGCTGGCAATTCCGGAGATCATGCTGGAAGTCCTTAGAGACAACCTGCACAGATATTCGAAACTGATTGGTAAAATCAACCTGAAGCGTGTTAACGGAAAAGCCAGACAAATCGTTGCTGGTTCAATTCCTGAGGGTGTTTGGACTGAAGCGGTCGGAAAACTTAACGAACTTGCGCTTTCATATGGCATGATCGAAATCGATGGATATAAAGTCGGCGGTTTTGTACCGGTCGCAAATTCCACACTTGAAGATAGCGACCTCAACCTGCTTGATGAAATCATGGATGCCCTTGGCCGGGCAATCGGGTTTGCTCTTGATAAAGCGATTGTCTTTGGTACCGGAACAAAAATGCCAGTTGGTATTATGACCAGACTTGCCGAGACAACAGAGCCTTCTTACTGGGGATCTAACGAGCAAGCTTGGACAGATCTTCACACTTCAAACCTTCTCAAATTTGATCCAACCAGCATGACAGCAATTCAATTCTTTGCTGCGCTTGTCGAAGATCTTGGGGTAGCAAAACCAAATTACTCAAACGGCGAAGCGTTCTGGGTTATGAACAGAAAGACAAAAATGAAGATCATCACCAATGCGATTGCATTTAACGCAGCTGGAGCCATTGTTGCCGGCGTGAACAACCAGATGCCAATCATTGGTGGCGAAATCATTGAACTTGAATTCATGGCCGATAATGATATCGTTGGTGGCTTTGGTGATCTTTATCTGCTCGCAGAAAGAGCCGGCGCTTCACTCGCTGCATCTGAACACGTGAAATTCATCGAAGATCAAACTGTATTCAAAGGCACCGCGCGCTATGATGGCCGACCTGTCTTTGGTGAAGCGTTTGTCGCTGTCAACATTGCAAACACTGCGCCAACAACTACGGCATCCTTCGCGACAGATTCTGCAAATTTTTAGATGCGTACCTGTCTGAGCTGAAGATTGGTACGCTGACTTTAACACCAGTATTTAGTGGCGCAGTAACTACCTATGCGGTAGATACTACCAACGCCACTAATGCCGTAACAGCGACGGCAGCCAAGTCAGGCGCAGTAGTAACCATTACTGTCAATGGCGATGCTCATGTCAGCGGAGAAGCTGCGACATGGGAAGAAGGCGAGAACACAGTGGTAGTTACAGTGAAGTACGGTACAACAACTAAGGCTTACACTGTAACTGTCACGAAGACCACATAAGGAGTGAGGCGGTCATATGGATAAGACCATAATACTAAGCCTGGTCAAAGCCAGGTTAGGCATCAGTACGACGGTCCGAGACACCTATTTGACCGCCATCATAGACGGAATCCTCGATGAACTTGAGACGGAAAAAGGACTAGTGCTTGATAGCGCCAGTCCTTATCACCTTATGTTTGTCGTCGATTTTTCAGTGTGGCGGTACGAGAGCAGGGACTCAAATTCTGGAATGCCACGTCACCTACAATTCAGACTCCATAATTTGATGATGAAGAAAGCTGGGCAGGTGACGACTGAATGACCTATGACAATGAAGTGAAGCTCATTGCAAGAACAACCACTGATGACAGCATTGGTCAGCAAATTGAATCTGCTCCGGTTTACACTACTTTGCTTTGCTCCGAAAAAGCAATCAAGTACAGTGAATTCTATGCCGGAGCACAAGCTGGGATCCGGCCTGAAATTACACTGATCATTCACCGGTTCGAGTATAGCGGGCAAAAGGAAGTTGAGTATCTTGGCCAAACGCTAAAAGTGATCAGGACTTATCCGGTTTCTAGCGAAGAAATTGAGCTCGTTTGCGGCGACATTGTCGGATCGTGAGGTGAAATACTTTGAGAATAAAATCATATGATTTCACCAAAGAGATCAAGCGACAGCTGCAGGAATACACCAGAGAGGTCATCGCTGACATTAATGAGCGAGCCAAGGTCATCACGAAAAGAGGTGTAAAGGAGCTGAAGCAAATCAGCCCCAAGCGTCCTAAAGGCGGTGACTATGCGAAGAGCTGGACATATAAAGAAAAAGTATTCGGCAATGCACCCACCAGGTTTACAGTTCACAATAAAGATCATTATAGACTGACACACCTTCTGGAGCATGGCCATGCAATCGAAGGCGGATCAAAACGAACCAAAGCGCAGCCACACATCAAGGAAGTCGAGGAAAAGATGGTAAATGAGTACATTGAAGCGACCAAAGAGGTGATCAAGAATGGGCGTCGTTGAACTACACACAGCTCTAAAATCCACCGGCATTCCGGTCGCGTATCGAAAATTTAAAAAAGCTCAGACGCCGCCTTATATCACTTATTACTTTGTTGGTACGGACAACTTTGGAGCCGATAACGTTGTTTATGCCAAAAATGAGAATTATGTGATTGAGCTCTATTCACGGGATCGTGACTTGGCGAGTGAGATCAAGATAGAAAACGTCCTAGACTCAAGTGAAATCTATTGGGATAAGGATGAAAGTTTTATTGAATCTGAAAATCTTTTCATGATGATCTATGAAATCCAAATTTAACAAGGGGTGAAACTAATGGCGAAAGTCAAATATGGTTTGAAAAACGCGCACTATGCGCCGATCGTCGAGACGGAAGGCGTGATCAGCTTTGGCACACCGGCAAGACTTCCGGGCGCGGTCAATTTAACAATGGAGCCCGTCGGTGATTCGGTTGAGTTTTATGCTGATGATGAGCTTTACTTCGGAGAAGAAGTAAACAATGGATATGATGGCGACCTCGAGATTGCACTTGTTCCGGACTCTTTCAGAAGAGATGTACTGGGTGAAGTTCTCGATGCGAATGGCGTCCAGGTGGAAAGGTCCTCGCAGAGAGGTTCGAAGTTTGCGCTGCTGTTCGAGTTTGCGACCGATGTGAACGCCAAAAGGCATGCGCTTTATTACTGTCACGCTGCAAGACCAAGTGTTGAAGGCGCGACAAAGACAGAGTCCAAAGAAATTAAAACAGAGACCTTTTCGTTTAAGTCTAGGCCGCTTCCTGGCACAGCTGATGTTAAAGGTTCATCAACTGCATCTACAGATCCTACGACTTATGCAAACTGGTATTCTGCGGTTATGACTCCAGACAACACGTTTGTTCCGGTTACTAGCGTAACGGTCGCTGGCGCTGGCGCTGTTGAAACAGTCGCTGAAGATAGTACCCTTGCAATGATTGCGACAATTGCTCCGACGAATGCTTCTGATCCACGTGTACTCTGGTCCGTGGCGACACTTTCAGCGGGTGAGGCGACAATCAATCCACTCACCGGCGTACTGACAGGCGTCACAGCCGGCACAGTTACGGTCACTGCAACAACCATTACCGGAGCTGTGGTAGGAACTAAAGTAATCACAGTAACAGTCTAGGGGCTGAAAACAGATGGAAAAAGTATTGACCATTGATGGGCGTCAGGTGCCGTTTAAAAGCACCGGCGCCTTTCTTCTTAGATATAAAGCGCAGTTTGGACGGGATGCCCTTAAGGATCTAGCCAGACTCGAAAAAGCAGTTAAAGAGAAAGAAGATGCGGATGAAAACACACCAGAAGATGAACGCTATGAGGTCGGCGTTGTAGACGAACTTGATCTTGAAGTGTTCTACAATATGGCTTGGACTCTGGCCAAGACCGCCGATCCAACGATACCGCTTCCGTTTGAATGGCTGGATTCATTTGGAGAATTTCCAATCATGGATGAGATCATGCCTGAGATCATGGAACTCTTTGAAAAGTGCATCAGAAGCTCAAAAAAAAAATAATTTCGAGCGAATCAAGCAGTCAGGCCTCTCTTGAGCTAACGACCGAACTGATTATGGTCCGCGCGCTTGAGAGGGGCCTTTCTTTACGAGATTTTGAAATACTCACAGTAGGCATGCTGCTTGATTATATTGTTGAATACGACAACTTGAATTTATCAGACGAACAAATGAAATCAGCAGTAATTGAGGCACAACAGTCACACTTTGATGCTTTCTAAGAGGTGGTGAAACCATATGTCAAAGAATATAAAAGGGATCACCATTGAACTGGATGGCGATGCCAGGAAACTTAACAACGCGGTTAAAGATGTTGCATCAAGATCCAAGGAGTTTCAGGACGAGCTAAGAAAAGTAGAGCGCCTTCTGAAATTCGATCCAAAGAATACTGAGCTTTTGGCGCAAAAGCAAAAGCTATTGACAGACTCCGTGGATCACACCAGAGAAGCGCTTCAAAAATTTAAAGATGCAAAGGCCGATGCTGACAAAACGATAGCCGCTGGCGGAAAAGTTTCTGAAGAACAATACCGGCACCTACAGCGTGAAATCATCGAGACAGAACAGAAGTTAAGAGGTCTCGAAAAAGCTCAAGCCGACTTCAACAGCAAAGTCAAGAAAATGACTGACGGTCTTGACTCGTTCAGCCAAAAGACTGGAAATGCAGCAAAATCACTTGCTCCGGTATCAGCTGCAGCTGGTGCGGCTGGCATCGCCGCAATAAAAATGGGTGTTCAATTTGACGATGCCATGGCCAAGGTATCAACTATCGCGGATACGGCTTCCGTGCCGCTTGATAAATTGAGAGACGATATTCTTGAGGCATCCAACGTGACCGGTGTCGCCGCTGAGCAAATTGCGGATGACGTTTATAACGCCATTTCAGCAGGTCAATCCACCGGTGACGCCGTAAATTTTGTCATTCAAGCAAATAAACTTGCTCAGGCGGGCTTTGCTGATCAGGCACAGGCGCTTGATGTCATGACAACGATACTGAACGCGTATGGTCTCGAGGCTTCTGAGGCTTCACGTGTCATGGATATTTTGATCAATACTCAAAACCTCGGTAAAACGACCGTCGGCGAACTCTCTCAGGTTATGGGCAAAATTATTCCAACTGCCAACGCCTCAAATATTAGCCTTGAGCAACTTGGAGCTGCATATGCGCTCATGACATCAAACGGTATTGCCGCCGCTGAGACCACGACTTATACTAACGGTCTGCTTAACGAGCTGTCAAAATCCGGATCGAAGTCCAGCAATATGCTAAAAAACAAGACCGGAAAGAGTTTTCAGCAGCTTTCAGCTGATGGTGAATCGCTTGCCGATGTCCTGTTAATCCTGGATGAAGAAGCTAAAAAAAGCGGCGTGTCCATTGCTGACATGTTTGGATCAGCTGAAGCCGCAAAAGCCGCAAACGTCCTTTTGAAGGAATCGGGTCAGGCATATAACGATATGCTCACATCAATGCAAAACTCAGGCGGCGCAACTGATACGGCGTTTGAAAAACTTCAGACTGATAACAAAAAAATGAAAGATATTCTGAATGAAATGAGAAACGCCGGTATTGAACTTGGTGGATCTCTTTCTCCGGTGTTCGCAAAAATAGCTGAAATATCGAGCCAAATTGCTAAATTCTTATCCGGATTATCCGACGAACAGATGGATTTGATTGCTAAGGTCCTACTTGTGGTGGCCGCGCTTGCGCCTGTACTAATGACTATGAGCAAATTGTCAGGCGGAATCTCGGACATTATTAAATTAATGGGTTTTCTTGGGCCGGTTCTCGCTGGCACTGCATTTACAATTGGATCTATTGCTGTTCCGGTTTGGGCGGTTATTGCAGCTGTTATTGTGCTCATAGCCATTTTTATTAAGCTATGGAAGAACTGGGACCAAATCGAGGTTGCCGCTAAATTGTTTGGAGAAAATGTCAGAGAATCATTCCGAAAGACGGTAGATGACATTATTGGCTTTTTCTCGAATCTCATAGAGTGGGGCAAAGGCCTGTTTGGATCTTTTAAAACCATCGGCTCAGACATGATTAAAGGTCTTTGGGAAGGCATAAAGAGCATGGGCTCTTGGATTGGTGATAAGGTTAAAGGATTTTTCGGTGGTATAACGAAGACGGTTAAAGATATCTTCGGGATAAGGTCGCCGTCGAAGGTCTTTGAGGGCCTCGGAGAATTTACCGCCGAGGGATTTGCGAAAGGCCTCGACAATACCAAACGCACGCTGGCCGATGCAGCCAAAAGCATGGGCAGCGTCGCCACCGCCGGAGCTGTCGCCGGATCCATGATGCACTCCGGGACGATCCGGATTGAGGGCGTCAATAATAAGAATCAAGTTGTCGGCGTTTCAAACATCATCATGGATCAACTCAGGAGGGAGGCGCGCAGGAGATGACGGGATTATATTCAGGATCTACACTGATCACCAGATATCTGCGCGTCGTCCCGCAGAATTCGGCGCGTAAGATTGTGACGACCTTGCTGGATGGGACGGAGCATGTGCAGATCATCGGCACGGCGGTCACTAGGCTTTTGATTGAGGTGGCGGTGGATTTATCAGGGCGTGATACGATCGATGCGCTGGACGCTTCTGGTGGTCTTGTGACGGTGGAGGATGAGGAAGGCAGCGAGTATTCCGGGAGGATCCTTGAGAAGGGTGACTGGACTAAGATGCTCAGGGGATATTATCAGACGACGCTCACGCTCAGCATCGAGGCGGTGGTCTAATGCGGACCATCCCTTCAGAGCTGCTTGACCGGGTTAAAAAGAAATGGCAGGTACCGGCGGAGAATGCCGAGCCTGCCATGAAGGTGTACAGGAGTAAAGGATTTATCAATGAGTTGTTCCAGGTGTTCACGATCCAGGAAGGCGAAACGCTTCAAGATGTGGATGTCACAGTCAAGCGTCTGTCGACGGGTAATATTCCGGATGAGGCTTACGCGATCTGCATAGATGATGGGATTGCCACCGTTAAGAGTAAAGAGCTGCCGTACGATGATCAGACACCTTGGACGGATCGTCTGACAGTGGCGCTGAGTGCTACATCGGTGGCGATTGAGTTTGACGGGTACTGGGACCGGGATTATGCGACGCGGCGGTTTAACTTCGTGACGGAGGAATTTCCCTGGATATTCTATGTTCAGGGCGGGACGCTATATGCCAAGTACTGGACGGATACCGAGATCACGCTGGCAACGGATGTTGTGAAGGTCTGCGCGATCCGGGGATGGCTGCCAGCTAATGGGGATCAATCGAATGACCAGGGGCTCATTGTGGCGTATATCAAGGCGGATGGGCTGGTTTATTATCGGTCGTACTGTATTCAGGTTGGCGGCGGGAAGCTCTGGGAAGTGGAGCGGAATGTGGCTGAGGTTGTGGCCACAGCGACTGATCTGGCGCTGTTTAGGACGAATGATTTCCGGGTTGGGTTTGTGGTGACGATTGCGGGAACAATGTACTGGCTTTTAACGGATCGCAACTGGGCTGGGATGAGTATTTGGCCAGATACAATAACTGCTGATGTATCAGTTGAAGTTGAGTTAATCCCAGTAACATATCATGATGTATCTACTCCGGACGAAACGGTGACTGCAGCAGTCACAATAAGTGAATGCGAATTATGCGCGTTCGATATTCCTGATCCGATTCTTGTATCAGCCGCGCGCTTAGAACTAAATAAAATTGTTCTTGAATTTAATCAGCAAGTTATTGATTACATCGGCTCTGAGTCTGCTTTCAGCGTTTCTTTCAATAGTGGTTCTGTGATTTATGATGTACTGTCTGTAACTGCAGGATCAACCAACAACAAAATTGTTTTGACAATTGATGAGGATGCAATTGCTGACTCAAATCTTGACATCACATACAACGAATTTGGCGCATCGTTAAGAACCTATGTTACGGAGTTTTGTCGCAGACGTATTTCATCATTTACCGCTGTCGCGGAAGGACAACCACCGATTGCTTACCACGAAGAAACGATTACTGCGAACGTCGGGGTAGAAGTACTGATGTCTTTTGTTACTAAGTCTAGCGCGTATCAGGATCACACAATAACTGCGGGCGTAAATGTTTCGATAACACTTTGGAAGTCTGACGAAGCGCCAGTATAAAGGGGTGAAGGAATGGATATTAAAATAGGTGCAAAATTGCACAATAGATTTGATATTGAAGTGAAAGATGTTACTACAGGAGAAATCGTTCAGCGCGCTCAAGCGGAAAATATAGTGCTTGATGGGGGCATTAATTGTATTTGTAGTAATAGCGTAGCTAACGCTATCGGCGTTAGGATGTATTTCGGAAAAGGCACAGGCACGTTGTCACCGTCAAGAACAACGTTGTTTGACCCTATTGGATATAAAACAACCACAGAAGTTGAGTATGTTGAAAACGCGCCGCCGACAGCGTCTTATAAAAAAAGCAGCATTGTGTTATTGCCAGAGGAATTTGTCGGAGAAACCATTACAGAAGTCGGTCTTGCCAACAACGGAACAATACTGCAAACTCATGCTTTGTTAGAAGATTCTGAAGGTAATCCGATTTCAATTGGTCCCAAAACAGACACTCAAGAAATTACAATATATTCAACCGTGTTCGCCGATATAACATTACCCGTTGGGGTAAATCTCGGGGGTTTTTATAACACAAATTTGCTTGTGGGATTGATGGTTGGAAAAACTCAACCTTCAACCATGAACTTTGGAACAAGTCACAGAATTTTAGCAAATCAAGAAAAATTCAAAAATAGAGGAATGCATTATACAACCCTTTCTTACACGGTCAACCTTGGTTATGTAGCAAGCGCAAGCACTTCGGTTTTAAGTCCGTCAACAAAACAAATTTCAACACCAAGGATTCGCTTTGGTACTTCGGTTGGGAACGGCAAGATTTGGTCTTTAATTTGGGAGTATGAGTCTACATCTGATTTTCCGATATTGTTTATGCCAATAAAAGAAATGTCTGATTGGTCTGGATATTCACTGGCTGATGTTGCGATTGGAACGGGAGATGGTTCAACAACAGAGTTTGATCTTCCATTTGATGATTTTGTTCCAGATACGGATGTTATAAAAGTTGATGGTGTAACCAAAACAAGAGGGACAGATTACACAATCGGCTTGTTAAAGAACAATACTGTGGTAGAGGATACATCTTTGTTGACAGATATACAAACTTCGGAATCCACGGGTTGGACTTTGCAGCAACTTTTGCAACGGTTTTTAGGATCGGATGCGTATAACTTCACGGTTTCCTCATTGCCTTATTATATAACGTTGGATTTTGGAAATATTGGCATTAGAGGATTCAGCGAAATAGACTATCGTTCTTCTACTTCAAGCAGCAGAATAACCTCTTTCACCTTACAACGCTCAGTAGACGGAATAACATGGGATGACATATCCACGTTTTCGCCAACAACCTCGACATCGGCACAAACATTTTCATTTACGGAATTAACTAACGCATTTAGATATATAAGAGTTAAAGTTAATTCAGTTGCAACTGCAGGAAGTTTTAGATATACAAACTTCAAATTAAGGGTAAAAACTCCACAACTAAAATTTTCAACTGCACCAGCTACAGGATTACCAATCACAGGGAGTTGCAATGTTGAGTATATACCAAAAGACTCAAATCATGTACTCGACGTTACGATTGGAATACAGTTTGGGAGTGTATAGATTATGGACGAGGTTATGAAACAAGGGGTAATTGAGTGTGAGTGCGGCAATATATATTTTGTGCAAAGTATATATTCACAAGTCATTTGCATGGCTTGCAAGAAAATGAATGATTTCAACGGTGAACCAATTCCGGAACCAGAGCCGGAGGTGACAGAGGATGGAACTAATATTTGAATACAATGCCAACTTAGGCAGCGGGATCAATCCCGCTGCCATTCATTTGCCGGACAACTCTGTCTGGCTTTTTCATGTGGCGGATGGGCGGCTCAACGCGAAAGAGTGGAAGCCTGATCCGGGTGACGTGCCATGGGCGACGCCGGTATTCGGTGCAAACCAGATCGCGACGAAAGATAAAAACCTCAGCCTTTACCGCATGAAGAACGTCCCGCGCGTAGGGATGTTTGGCGCATGGCATCAGGACGCTGTCATGGATGGCGAGAACATCATCACGCCAGAGCGTCAGCGTTTTGCCATTTGGGATGCGCTCAACGACATCAGCAATTATCTTGAATCCGGTGAGATCCGGATGGACCTTGATAACATCGTGGCCAGTGCCAGCTTTACATTTAAGAATCCATCTCAGCATCTCTCCGGAGAGTCTGACAGCCGAATGGCGCCAGGAAATAAAATTGAGCTGTTCTTTACTGCGGGCGACTCTGACGAATATCCAATGGGTGTTTTTTATGTCGATCGGGTGGATATGACGGCAGCTGGTGAAACGGTCTCAGTAGATTGCCGGAACATCAGTGGTAAGCTGCTCAAGGATCAGACATTTGATGAAAATATCACTTTTCCAAATCTACCATACTCGGATACAGTCGAGGCGCAGCTCGACAATGCCGGTATCGTGAATTATGATGTGCAGCCGTCTGTAGGCGAAGATCCATGGTCATACGGGGCGCTTTTCTTGCCTGATATGGACCTGCTCACCGGTTTTTTAAACACAATTAACACAGCGGTCAACTGGATCGCCAGAGAGACGCTGGACGGTCAGATCATCGCCGGGTCCACCGTGACCTACCAGCCGATCATTGATCTTAACAGCAAGTACACCTTTAACCGTGGCGCCGACCTTTTCAGCCGTGGTGTAACCAGGGATGACAACGACGTTTATAGCCGGGTATGCTACCAATCAAAACAATCAGCCACGGAGACAACGCCAGAGACAACCTTTAGAGCCTATGCGAACGTGCTGCATGCCTTTGAATGGTCATATGCGCCAAACAAGACGCTCTACATCACCGCGCCTGATGACACCGTACTCACAGAGCTTCAAGATCTGGCCGACGCGCTTGCATCCAGGATGGCGTACTCTGGCATCATCGAGCAGTTTTCAGGGCCGTTCAGGCCGCATATCATACCAGGGGATGAGGCTGAGATTGTCGCGGATGATGGGACGCATCTGCTTGGCTTGATTACGACAGTCAGTCATAGCTTTGGCCAGAATGGATTTTCAACGAGCTTTACGGTCGATTCGGCCGGTGTTATAGGTAAACCACAGCTGCGGGATTTGATCGAGAAGGTAAGCGGGAATCAGCAAAACACCAACATTAAGAGATTGTATTAGCGAGGTGATCAAATGCCGGAACATTGTCCGAATCATGCTGAGCACGAAGTAAGGATCAAGCGGCTGGAACTTGATATACAGGAGCTCGACAGCGCAAGGGAGAATCATACAGAAATCATCGGCAAAATAAATGAGCGGCTTGGGATTGTAGATCAATCCAGCCGCTCTGCTCATCATAGGTTAAATGCTCAGGAACAACAAACGCAGGCAATCGCTGAAATGGCTGCCAGTGTAAAGTTGATATCTGAGCAGATCAAGGACGTAGTCACTACAATAAAAACGCATGACAGCCGCATCGTGAGCCTTGAACGCACACCATCAAAAGAGATACTTGAGACGGTAAAGTCAATAGACGCCAGGGTATCGCTACTTGAGCAGATGCCAGCTAAAGACGCACTTGCACGTCAAAAGCTCGTAGCAACAGTTGTAATAACGTCAATCACGTCCGGCGCTGTCGGATTTGTACTCAGCAATTTAGCGAGGTGATGATATGCCAAAAGTATTGATCGACCCCGGACACGGCCCAGGTAATCCAAATAGAGGCCCGACCGGCTATTATGAGCACGTCGGCATGTGGATCTTGTCAAAGCACCTTCAAACTGCGCTGATCCGCTCTGGTGTAACTGCGGCACTTACCAGGGCAGAGGATGCTTATCCAGGCACAACTGCCAGAGGCGCTACGGCCAAAGGGTATGACTGTTTTATCAGCCAGCACTCAAATGCCGGCGCATCATCGGCCAGAGGGTGCGAGGTTTATTACTCCGGGCTCCTGCCAAACGACAAGAAATGGGCGACTGAGATCGCGATCCAGTCCGCACAACTCATGGGTAATCCAAACCGTGGCGCACTCACAAAAGGATCTGCGGCGAGTCCTGGCCAAGATTACTATGGCGTGATCCGGTCGGCAGCTGCTGCCGAATGTCCGCATATCTTCCTGGTTGAATCCGGATTTCATTCCAATGCCCAGGATGAAGCGTGGCTTAAGTCCAGCGAAAACCTCAAGAAGCTGGCCGAAGCTCAGGCAGCGATCCTGTGTCAGCTGCTTGGTGTGAAATACGTCGCAGAAGTCGTCAAAACCGCTCACTGGGGCGAACCACTGATTCGTAAGCTGATGGATGATAAGGTCATAACATCCTGGCACGATCCTGACGACGTTGTGACCTGGGCGGAGCTGGCTGCGGTTATTAAAAACATCAAAACAGGTTGACAACAATGAGTTGAAACTAAAATGCCTAAAACCATTGATTTTGTAAACATACAATGAATAATCATTGATTTTGTCAACCTATATGAAAGGTGGAATAAGGAATGGAATTTAATGATTTTCTAAGCGTCGATTATGTCACGTCTTACTTAGGATCTATCGTCGTGATTATGCTCATCACTCAGTTTGTAAAAGAGCTGCCGTTAATCAGTAAACTACCGACCAAGTACCTGGTTTTTTTCATCGCTCTGGCGCACCTGATAGTATTTGTCCGGCCTGAGTTGGTGCTGGAGGCGATTGCACTCACGCTGATCAATGCGCTGCTGTTGACGCTTACGGCCACGGGTGGGTATGACTTTGCTGTTAAAAAGACGATTGTGACATTTGATGAGATTGTCGATCCTGCAACTGATCCGGATCATGCATGAGCCTCCTTGTGAGGCTCTTTTCTTTTCGCAAAAAAAATAATTTTGTCTAATAATGTCGAATGGTGTTAAAAGTAAATTTATGTGGAATAAATGGAATGTATTGCATAAAAAAAGGAGGTAACAAGATGAAAAAAGTATTATTGGTTCTAATGATTTTAACGTCACTTATTTTTGTTGCATGTGGAACGAATACTGCGGAAAAAGTTGAGGCACCAATTGTTGAATCAGAGCAAACTCAATCCGAGCCTGCTTCTGAACCAGAACCAGTCACTGAAGTATTTAAAATTGGTGACACGGTCTCTATAGGTGATGTTGAATTTACGGTCAATAATGCAAGGTTTGACAAAGGTAGTGACTTTTCAAAACCTGAAGAAGGTATGAAATATTTAGTGATTGATGCAACAGTCGAAAATAAATCAAACGAGCCATTCGCTCTGTCTTCTATGATGTGCTTTACTCTGTATGATGAAGAAGACTACGCCTGTGATATGCAAATATTTGCTGAAACTAAAGGTAGTTTAGATGGAGAGATTGCACCAGGAAGAAAGATAAAAGGAGAAATTGCATTTGATGTAAGTGCTGACCAAAAAAAATGGGAACTTGTTTTTAAACCAGATCTCGTCATAACAGGTCAGGCTATTTATGAAATACCTGTAGAAAGTGTTGTGCAGTAAGTATGTGTAAACGTTAATGCAAAATGCCGTTATTAAAAGGAAGGCTTCTAACATTCTTCTAACGAGTCAAAAAATAAGGCTCAATTAATGGCAAAACATAACAGTTCTAAAAAGCAATAAAAGCATTGCAAACACGGAATAGACAGCATATAATAGGCCTATGTCGTTTTTCAATTAGGCCGTTGTATCGAACTTGTAATCAGTAGGTTGCGGGTTCGAGTCCCATCACCGGCTCCAAAATTGAAAAATGTCAGATTCTCTATCAGGATCTGACATTTTCTCTTTATTTCCTTAGTATAGTTACTAAGCAATATGTGACGTGATTGTAGAAGCAAAAAAACAACAAAAATAACAAAATTTATCTTTAAAAAGACTTGCATTGTCTTAACACGCGATATATAATAGCAAATGTCGTCACGTGATGGCAAACCAGCAAGTTAACATTTTCAATGATTTCAGCCATTTTGATCTTTACAAATGGTCCTAAAGTATGATATATTGTTTAAGCTGACATTAAATGATTGTTAATTGTATGTTAGTAAAAAACGCAATGTCGGGGTGTAGCGCAGCTTGGTAGCGCATCTGATTTGGGATCAGAGGGTCGCGGGTTCAAATCCTGCCGCCCCGACCATTTAACAAAATTTAATTCGATCCTT